TTCTTTGAAAGGTGCGATGTCGATGACGGCCTGTTCGAGCGAGGTCTCGTTGAGGTCGGCGTCAACAGCGGGGCGGTTGGAGTTGTTTCCGCCCTGCACGGTCGGGTGTGCAGTGTTGAAGAGGGTCACACCGTCGCCCGAGTTGAACGTGGTGAAGCCCGTATTCAGCAGGGACGCAGCCTTGACCTGCTTCGTGTACGCCATACCACGGGCGAGTGCCTTGGTGTAGCGAGCCGACAGCGAGTCGTACAGGTTGTCTTCCATAGCTTCTTCCGTGATGGAGAAGCCCATGGCCACCGTCTCGTGGTTGTAACGAGCGGTGAACGATTCCTGTGCGTTGTCGTAGGTGATGGAGGAGCCTTCCGGCTTCACCGGAGCAGCTCCAAAACCCGACAATTTAACTTCCTCTTCGAACGAACGTTCGGAAGATTCGGTCTCGTAGAGTTCGGAGTGCTCATTTTCGTATTTGGCGTACTCAAGACCAAACAGGGCGTTAAGACCCGGCAGGAGTTCTTTGAGTGCCTGTGCGCGCGAAATTGCCATCTGTTAGCCCTCCTTAGATGCCGGTGGTGACGTTGAACTGAGTGTAGTTCAGTTTCACAACCAGAAGCGGGAAAGCAGTCCCGCGCTCGTCTCCACGTGCGCCGCCGACATAGTCCACAACGCGAATCGGGAGAGACGCCTGTGTGCCGAGAGTAGCAACATCCAGAGCAAGACGCGAAATCTTGAACGTGGTGTTCACTGCGGTCTGCACGACCTGAGCGTTCTTGCCGTAGATGTCCTGCGTGTTCGTGATAGCGGCAGAAGCCTGAATCGAGAACGTCGCGTCCGGATCGACAACCACATAGGCCATGGCATCCGAAGCTACGGTGGCGGCTGGCCACATAGTGTCGAAGGTGATCTGGCTGGTGGTCGGGTTGGTGTAGGTGCAGCCAACAAACACACCGACCATGTTGATGGAGGTCGAGGTGTTACCGGTCGCGGTCTGCTTTTCGATGGTAGTCGCCGCACCACCGTCAACCAGCTGTACGAGGTCGCCAGCGGCGATGTTGGCGTTGTAGCCCGAGGCAATCGGGTACTGCTGGAAAACTTCCATAGAAGTGTTTCCGAACAGGCCGTTAGGCTTCAGACCGAAGGGAGCGTTGATCGAACCCATAGGTTCTCTCCTTCATCTATGTTTCGGTTTTCGGTAATCACTTACCGAACGAGGTCTTCGTGGTACGCTCGGGCCGAAGCACCGGCATACGTGGGTCGTTCTCGCGCAGGAAGTTGCGATCAACCGCATCGATCTGGCTCTGGGCCATCTCAAGCTGACCTTCTACCCGTGCTTCTGCATCTTCCGCAGGGATACTACAGAGAAGCAGGCCACCCACTTCGATGTTGCTCTTAAAGCGCGAGTCAACATCCGACATGATTTGCAGCTCAGGATAGTCAGCCGCCTGTACAGGCGTATAACCTTCACGGAACCGGGACGACACGTTCGTCATATCTGCGTTACCCAGAGTGGAGGTGCGAATCCACCGGAACTTAATGCCCGGTCGGGCTTCGGGGGTAGGCAGCATGGACTGTCGCTTCCACGCCTTCTTACGGGGGCTAGTTACTTCCCGAGTTTCGAGGGTACGTGGGGTCCGATCAGTCATTTTGCATATCCTTTAGCTTCTGCGCCGCGAAGACTTTTAGCGGTACACCGAGGCGCTTGGCGAGAGCGGCCTCCGTGGAGGTAAGCACGACCTTGCGTGGCCCTTTCGTGCTGCGAGCAGCGGGGGCGACCACGGGGCCAGCCTGACGACGCGGTGCTTTTTCCTCAACGGGCGCGTCGTCAAACTTATCTGGGAACGTGCGGCGAACCGCAGCATTGATCTTAGAATAGTACAAATCACTCTTCGGATCAATGCCCTGAGAGACTAGGTCCTCGTGGAAGCCCAGAGCGAAGCCTGTCATAGCTTTGTCCTTGGTGAACCACGTGTTCTCCTCAGCCCACTTCATGGCCCGGTCATCAGGTTTTGCGATGTTGGGCTTGGCTGGTTGGGCTGCGGCAGGTGCAGCTGCTGGGACCGGTTGCTGCGGGCGGTAGTTGGCCACCCGGGTGTTTTCACCCTGCAGCTGGATCAGCTTTTCTTGGGCAGCGATGACAGCGTCTGCATCTCCGCTCTCGTAGGCCGACTTGTACTCCGCCTTGGCGCGATTCAGTTCGCTGGCGATGCGAGCCTTGGTCTGATCGACGAGGACGGTCTCACCCTCGTTGTAGGCCGTGCGGAGCGTCTCATAGTCCTTCCGGACCTTGTCAGCATACGCGATAGCCTCTTCACGAAGCCGTGTGGCTTCTTCCTTGGCCCGACGTTCGGCATGGTAGTCGAACTTCAGCTTGTTGATGCGCTTCTTGACGCCTTCGGAGTAACCCTCAAGGTCATCCTCTTCGGCACCAGCGTCAGGTTTGTCCGTAGCTTCGGGTTCCGCAGCTTTCGGCTTACCTCGGTCACGTTCAGGCGTATCGTCCTGTACTTCAATTTCCAGTTCGTCGTCGCCGTCCAGTTCGATTTCGAGATCGTCGCTCATGCTCTGCTGTACCCCCGTGGGTCTTCGACAACTGCTTCCACAGTGTCATCATTGATCAGACGGAACTCCTTACCCAGCACCTTGAAGCGGGTGCCCGAGTACGACCGGAAGATCACGAAGTCGCCTTCCTTGCACCACGGACCAGAGGGGAATTTGTTCTCGTCGGAGTAGGCTTCGGGGCCAGCTTTGACGACGAAACCAACGATAGATGCGGTTTCCTCGGCTTTCTTCAGCTGTTCTGGCATAAAGACCCCGCCATCGGTCTTTTCGCTGATCTCGGCCACCGCAATGAGCAGGCGGTATCCCGAGGGTTCTGGCAGCTTGGCTCTAAGCTGCTCGTCTTCGACTTTATTAGCCGTGTACATGTTAGCTCCTGCAGTGATTAAGGCTCACAGCGCCCTGCGTGGGTGATCCACGTAGTGAAAAGAAGTATCTCAGACCGTATCAGGCTTCAATAAATCTTTTCTCTAGGTCTTTGACGGTATTTTCTGCCCCCTGAAGGGCAGAATACTCTCCTACAACACGGCAGTAGGCCTCGTAGTTCTCGGCACCACCTGATGCCAAGAACTCCTTCAGAGCCTCTTTTCGCTCACCAAACTCGCGCAAAAGCAGGGCAAAAACCGTGTTTTCCATCATTCTTGCCCGTTATTGGTGGGTTGGCGGAGGTTTTTGGCGATCTCGATGGCCAGTTTCGTGCCCTCGACCTGCGCCTTGAGGTTCTCGCGCGTGGCGTCGGTGGCGATCTTGACCATCGTGTTGGCTGCAGAGCGTTCGTTCTCGCTCTCGACGCGTTCCTGCTGGATGTAGAGGTTCCCAGCGCTGGTAGCGGCGTTGATCCCCAGCTTCTTGTTGTCGAACTCGATTTTGTGGTCGAGCTCCTTCTCCTTGATCACCGTCTCGCGGTCCTTGATGTCCAGTTCGCGCTGCTGGATGATCGTGAGCGGGTCCTGAGCCTGTGCTTCGGCCTGTGCAGCCTGTGCCTCAGCCATACCCTTCTGGAGCAGCTTGGCAGCGGCCATGGCCACAGCGCGGGACAGCTCGATCTCCACGTCCTCGGGCAGCGGCTCACCTTCAGGCGGCAGCGGTACACCAAGCGTAGCCTCGATCTCCTTGCGGTACTGGTAGGCAAGGTGCTCGGTGATGTGCGCGGATACTGCACCCTGAATAGCCCCAGCGAACGGAGACTGTCCGACCATCTGCATGATCTTCGGGTCCTGCATCGCGGCCATATGGGTAGCGATATGCGCCTCGTGGTCTTGGTACAGGAACGCTTTTACCGGCTCTTGCTTCAGGATGGCCATGTTCTCTGCGACCGGGTCCATCGGCTTGATGTCGTCCGGAAGCTTGATGATGTCCGCAGCGTCCTGAATACCCAGCACACCCAGCATCTGCTGGTGCAGCTTACCCATGTCGTACAGCTGTGGGGCCTGTTGAGCCAGCTGCAGCGCCGCTTGGTACTGCATGATGCGCTGAGCCATGGTCGCAGCGTTGGGGTCCGACACCGGGATGATGTCTACACGACCATCGAAGTCGTCTTTCCGGTTCGCGCCCTCGTCCACCTCGTAGGTGTACTCTTCCGGCATGTGGTCGTGGACCACCCGGGCGAGGATGCGGAGCTCGTTCTTCATCGCAGCATGCAGGCGGGCCTGAACACCGGACATGACCTTCAGACTGCGCTCCAGCAGGGCCAGCGTCGTACCCACAGGGGCTTGGGCGCTCATGTCGCCCACTTGGATGTCAGCCACAGAGCCGATGCGACGGCCTTCCTCGACCACGTTACCAAGCAGCTGGTACAGAACCCCGCTCGGCTCCTTATAGGGCATCGGGAACAGGCTCTCGCGCAGCGTACCCCCGGCCACATCGGCATCGCGCCACTCACCCGGCATAAGAGGAGTGTTGTCCCCCTTGATGCGCAGGCTCTTGGCCTTCAGACCAGCAGGCAGGTTAGACAGCGTACCCGCGTCGATCAGCTGGCGCAGGATAGACGTAGCCGACTTGGCGAGGCCACCGATCAGGTGGATCAGACCCGTGCCGTAGAAGCCCATACCCGGGAGATACGGATAGTGCACGAAGTGCATCACCTTCCGCTTGCGCTTATCCTCTTCCTTCCAGTTGTGCCGGATAGACAGAACCGTGCGAGAACTTTTGTCGATGGTAACGACGTAGGGTCTAGCTACTCCGTTCTCGTCTTCGTATGGCTCGGGCAGGTCGATATCGACGTGCATCTCAAGGATTGTACGTCGGTCATCGTCGTCGGACGACGGGTCTTCACCCGACATCTCGTTATATTTCTCTTCAATATCAGAGACATCCTTCTCCGGTGCGGGCAGTTCCACATCGCGGTAGAAGCCTACGACCTGCAGCGCGAGGACCTCGTTCTCGGTCTTCTTCATCACGTGCGTGTAGCGCGGAGAGGCCTGCAGGTTAGACGCACCGTAGGACACGACGAAGTCTTCGGCGGGCACGAACACCGACACCGGACGCTCAAGGATCGGATCGTAGTAGATTTTCTTGAACGAGGAGCCAGCCAGCGGCAGGCGGAACAGCATCTGCTCAAGCTCGTCCCGATACTCGGGCATTTCTTCGGTAATAATGTAGTTCAGCTCGTTCTGTACGCGCTCGGCCTGCTTGGCCTTCTCGGGCGTCAGCTTCCCGGCGATTTTTGTACGTACAGGGCCCGATGCGGGGTACAGCTCGCCCATAGCCTGTGCTTGGAACCGCACCACGGCCTCGGTCAGCATGGGGTGGAACACACCAGACGCACCTTCCCACGGCTGCGAGCGGTCCTCGATGCGCATACCCAGCAGGTCCAGACCCTTGATATAGGCCATGGCCCAGTCTTTGCGGCTGTCCCGGTCGGCAGTGAAGGACTCAAGCAGATCAGACGCGATGGACTTCAGCTCGTCCTCGTCCATGCTCTCTGCAAGGTTGTCACCGAAGGCTTCTGGAAGGTCTTCCTCGTCCTCCCCGTCACCGAAATCGACCGTGACCTCCCCCGTTTCGGCATCAATCTCGATGCTAGACGGCTCTTCCTCAGAGGCGACCATAACTTCGAGGTCATCACCCGGATTTTCGAGTTCGATATCAGACGGCGTCATCGGCTTCACG